GATCAGGCAACCTATACGGCTGCACCGCCTGAATGGGTGAAATGGGAAAAGCACACAGGAAACACCATTGCACAGGCACAGGAAAAGATTGGAATTTCCGATCTCGTATTTCTTGCCTATCACGCAATGAAACGTGAAGCCGCGGGCAAACCAATCAAACCGATTGACATTTGGACGGAAACCATTGCTGAAGTGATTGTCGGTGACGAAAACCCAAAAGCCACCCAGTCGGAAGCCTAAGTCGAATGGTTTGGGAAGTAGCCTTGGCAACAGGGCTACCCCCAAGCACATTCGAAACTGCTGAAGACATTTTGACAGTGATCGAACTATTAGAAAGGCGCAACAATGGCTGAAGAAGCAGTCGCTTATGACAAAGCCGAATTGCGCTCAGTTATTCGTGCTTTTAAAGCAATGGACGAAGAAGCGGTCAGTCAAGCAAAAGAAAAATCAAGTGCGTTAGCCGATTTTGTACGTTCAAAAATTATTGTCGCCGCCAGTGGTTCAAGAAATAAAGTCGCACCAACTATTGCCGAAGGTTCAAAAGTTTCCAAATCTTCAAAGGTTGGCGAAATAACTTTTGGTTATGCCAGTCAAAAATTTAGTGGTGGTGGAACGACACAACAACTTTGGGGCGGATACGAATTCGGTTCAAATAAATTCAAACAGTTTCCAGTTTGGTCAGGTCGAGAAGGTCGCGGTTCGCGTGGTTGGTTTATCTATCCAACGCTGCGTTCAATTCAGCCCGAAATTGTTCGTCGTTGGGAAGACGGTTTTTCTGAAGTGATTAGGAGATTTGACTAGTGGCAGGCAGTCGTTCGCTTAAACTTTCAATTTTGGCAGACATTGCCAATTTTACTTCCAACATGGACGCCGTTGGGAAAAAGACTGGCAATGCAGGTGATGATTTTGACAAATTTGCTTCACGCGCAAAAATTGCATTTGCGGCGGCAGCTGGCGCAATTTCGGCTTATGTTGGAACTGCCATTCAAAATGCAGCGGCAGATGAAAAAGCGCAACGCAACTTAGCATTGACAATTGAAAACACGACTTCAGCAACCGCAGCACAAATTAGAGGCGTTGAAGATTACATAAGCAAAACCAGCATTGCAATCGGTGTCACGGACGACGAATTGCGTCCAGCCTTTAGTCGTTTGGTTCGATCTACAAAAGACGTAGAAGACGCACAAAAACTTTTAAATTTAGCCTTAGACGTTTCAGCTGCAACAGGCAAACCACTTGAAGCCGTAGCGAACGCACTTGGAAAAGCCTATGACGGCAACCTAAACGCGCTGGGTCGCTTAGGTTTAGGTATTGACGCAAGCATTTTAAAGTCAAAAGATTTTGATCTTGTCTTTAATACTTTGACCGATACTTTTGGCGGTTTTGCAGACAATGAAGCACTTTCAACAGAAAAAGCATTTGAACGAATCAAAATCGCAAGCGACGAAGTCCAAGAACAAATCGGCGCGGCATTGCTGCCAATCGTTGAAAAATTGACGACTTTTATTCTTGAAGAAGTTGTCCCAGCGGTTCAACAATTTGTGAACGGTTTAACTGGCGAAGGCGGACTAACTGATGAATTAACTGCGTCGGAAAAAAAGGCTTACCAATGGGGACAAAACATAAAAAAAATTCTTGGCGTTGTTTCCGAATTTAAAGATGAACTTATTGTGACAGGCGCAGTCATTGCTGGCATTTTTGTCGTGTCAAAGATCACCGCAGCGGTTCAAGCAACCATTGCTTTGATTAGGACTTTGATAGTCACTTACAACGCATTAAAGGCTTCAGCACTTGTTGCTGGCATTGCTTCAGCATTTGCGCTCAATCCCCTATTGGGTGTTGGTGCAGTTGCATTGGCAGCCTCGGTTTTAGCGGCAGCAAACGCTTTAGCAGGAAATGACACGGGCGTAAGCAGCGCGGTTTCAACGGGTGCAATTCCATTTTCAACTGGTTTTGCAGCACCAAAAACAAGTACCACAATAACTCCCAATGGAACAACAAGTTTTAACACGACAACAGGAGTCACCACTGCTTCGAAAGCAGCTGCCGCCGCCAGTGCTGGAATTATTGGTCTCAGCACGGGAACGGCAGAATCTCGCGGACTTTCCGACCGCGCTAACGCCGAAAGTTTAGGTTTAGGAACGACAATAAACTTGACCGTTACAGGCGCGTTTGAACCTGAAGGCACTGCACGCACGATTATTGACACGTTGAACAATTCTTACTATCGCGGAACAGGCGGCGGGGCTAATCTAGCGGGTGTCGCATGACCCAATGGAGTCCAGTTTGGCTTGTTGAATTAGACGGCGTTTCTTATACCGACGCGGTTTTGGCAAACCTGACCATTCGCAGCGGTCGAACAAACATTTATGAGCAAGCCCAAGCGGGTTATGTTAATCTTCAATTGCTTGACGTCACACAAAGCATTATCCCAGTTTCAATAAACTCAACAATTGGTGTTTCAATTAAAGACACATCAGGCACGTTTATTCCCATTTTTGGCGGCAACGTTGTTGACATTGGAATTGAAGTGCGTGACGTTGGTTCGGTAATGTTCACGCAAACCTATAACATTTTGGCATTGGGTGCATTGGCACGTTTGCCAAAAGCATTGACCAATGGTGTGTTATCAAAAGAATTTGACGGCGATCAGATTTATGACGTTCTGTTTCCAGTGTTGTTTGGTCAGTGGCAATCAGTGCCAGGGGCGTTGACCTGGGCGACCTATGACCCAACGACGACATGGGCAAATGCCGAAAACACGGGACTTGGCGAAATTGACCGACCAGGCAACTATGAACTAGCTGCACGGTCGTCAAGTCGAACAGACGTTTATTCATTGGTTTCGGCATTGGCAACTTCAGGTCTTGGCTACATTTACGAAGACGCAGCAGGGCGCATTGGCTATGCCGATTCGACGCACCGCACGACCTATCTTGCAGCCAACGGTTACGTCGAAGTTGACGCCAACCAAGCAAGGGCGGCAGGTCTTAGAATCCAAACACGCGTGGGCGACGTTCGCAATTCCGTCACAATCAAATACAACGCGACAAGCAGCGCTGAACAATCTGCCAGCGACGCAGCCTCAATTGCCCTTTATGGTTCATTGGCACAGATCATCACAACCACGCTTCACAATTCAGCCGACGCAACCGCCCAAGCCAATTTCTATTTAACCCTGCGTGCCAACCCGCAGCCTATCTTTAACGAAATTACCTTTGACCTGACCAATCCTGAATTGGACAACGGCGACCGCGACAACCTTTTGGGCGTTTTTATGGGTCAGCCGCTATCAATTGTCAATTTGCCGTTGAACATGTCTTCAGGGGCATTTCAGGGTTTTGTCGAAGGCTGGTCGTTCCAAGCGTCCTATAATCAACTTTCGGTGACGTTGTTGCTTTCACCGCTTGCGTATTCATTGCAGGCAATGGCATGGAACGAAGTACCGATCAACGAAACATGGTCTAGCGTGTTGCCGACACTTGACTGGGAAAATGCGACAATAGTCGCCTAAGGAAAGGAAAACAATTGGCTAATCCAACAACAAACTATGGCTTCGTCTTACCGACTGCCACAGATTTAGTCACCGACTTACCGGCCGACTTTGACGTTGCACTGCAAGGCGTTGATACACGTCTAAAGGCATTGCAACCAGGCACAACGCTTGGCGATCTTGCTTATTCGTCAGCAACGGCGAACACAAACACGCGATTGGGAATTGGAACAACTGGTCAACTATTAACGGTTAGCGGTGGCGTGCCTGCTTGGGCAACTTTTTCTTCAAGTAGCATGACATCATTGGCAACAGGCACATTATCGGGAGCGAGTGTTGTTTTGTCATCAATTAGTGGTTCATATAATTCTTTAACACTAATTGTAAGAAACTATAAACCAGCAACCGATGGGACATTTTTGAAATTAAGATTAAACGGAATTACAACGGCGACCTATTATTATGTGGATTCAAATACTGTTACAAATAATGGATTTACGGACACCTCAATCGGTTTTGCTGCATCTGGTGCAGATAACACTACTGCAAATGGTTTGCAAATCATTGACATTTATGATTACGCAAACGCAACAACTTGGAAAATTGTAGAAGGTGTTTCGATAACAAATAATGCTACTACTTCTGCAAACTTCAATTACGAAAGAACAATTGGCTTACATAATCAAACAGCAGCAATTACTTCTATTACATTATTAAACAATGCTGGCAATTTTACATCAGGCGATTACACACTTTACGGAGTTAAATAATGATTATTGAACATAATGTCACAACTGGCGAAATTATAAAGCGCGAAATGAACGAGCAAGAATTAGCACAATCCGCAAAAGATCAAGCAACCGAGGCAGCTCGACAAGAAGCCGAAGCGACGAAGGCTGCTGAAAAGGCTGCATTGCTTGCCAAACTAGGCATAACCGACGACGAAGCGAAATTGTTGTTGTCGTGACTTATCCAATGGGCACGGCGGCTGCGCTGATCGAAACGGCAAAGGCTGAAATAGGCGTAATTGAAGAAGGCGAAAACCTTACAAAATACGGCGAATTTACAAAGGCAAACGGACTGCCCTGGTGCGGTTCATTTGTTAATTGGTGTGCTGCGCAATCAGGCGTCAAAATGCACAGTGTCGTTGGCACTGCAATTGGCGCACATAAATTCAAAGAGGTTTTACGCTGGCACGAAACCCCTGAAGTCGGCGATCTAGCGTTTATGGATTTTCCACATGACGGCGTTGACCGCATTTCGCACGTTGGCATTGTCGTCAAGGTTGGCACAAACACAGTGCTGACAATTGAAGGTAACACCAGCGGAACAGGCGATCAACGCAACGGTGGCATGGTCATGGTCAAGCGTCGCACCATTGGTAAAGAAATTGTTGGATTCGGTCGCCCAAAATTTGTCCCTTATGCAGGGGCAATGCCTGACGTTGACCTACCTGATTCGGGAGACAAACCAAAAAAGGAGACAAAAAAATGAACAAAGCCAAAGCCCTAGCAGCCTCATGGGCGCGCTCATTTATGGCAGCCGCGCTTGCCTTATACATGGCAGGCGTGCAAGACCCTA